TGGATAGTCTGCATATATTTCTATGTTAGAGTAATTAGGTTTAGTTTGAAAGAGATCCCTAAAATTAAAGAATATAGAAAAACTATGAGCAAGAAAGAGGCAAAAAAGAAAATTAAAAGTGAAAGAACCAAAAGGGATAAACTGGATTCCGTATTAGCAGTTGTATTTTTATTTTTAGCGATGGTTAGTTCTCCAAATTCAGAGAATAAAACTGAAACAGCGGAGAAAAAAGAAGTTAAGAAAGTCGAAGCCAAAAAGGAAGAGGTTAAGAAAGAAAAACCAAAGGCTGAAGCGAAAGCAACTGAAGTCGAAACAGACCCTTACAAAGAAATTGAAGATAATATAAAAAGAAAGTTTCCAAAAACTAGAAAGATAGTAGCTACTGATGTAGGTGTTGTATTAGAAATTCAAGCAAAGGGTGGTTTTACCAAAAATATGATGGTTAAAGAAATGTTTAGAGATGCCAGAAAATATATAAATGAAATTAACAAACAGTATAAAATGAGAAACTTAAAATATGAAAGTATGGCACTACAATTTTTTTATCCTATGAGTGATGGCGAAACAAGTGGAAATATGAAAATACTGCAATTAGATGTTGATAATGATATGATTGAAGTTGGATTTGTAATGCCTACAATCGCTGAAGAAGTGAAACAAAATTTTAAATAAAAATTTTTAAAAAAGTTCTTGACTTTGTCAGATACTTACGATATTATATTAGTATCTTACAAAAGAGAGGTAATTTTTAATGGAAAAAAGGAAAGCAAGAGTTATATTCCATAAAGCAGGAAATGGTAAATCTGCAAAAATAACTATACCAATTCCGTGGCTTAGAGAAATGGAAGTTACAGAAGAAAAGAGAGAAGTGGAGTTGATTTTTGATAAAGAAAATAAAAAAATAGAAATCAAATAAAAATTCCCTCTCTCGTAAGAAAAAGGGAATATCTAGTATTTAACTAGTACTTAACCAATACTATTATACTATATATTCTCTTAAAAAACAAATATTTTAGGAGGAAAATTTATGACACTTAGACAAGAGCTAGGATTTGAAATTACAGAAAGTTTACTGGATGAACACAACCACAAGTTAAAATCAGCAAAAAAGGTGGTATTTAATTTATTAGAGGAAATGTATGAGATGATGTCTAAAGAAAATTTGGATAAATTAATGGATTTGGAAGACGCTTTGGGCGAATATTATCAAACAATTAAAAGAGAATACTATGAGGCTGGTTCAAACATAGACACATTGGTTCAAAGAAACTGTGAAAAAGAAGTTGCTGAAAAAGTGGCAAGAATTGAAAGAAAAAATATAGTATAATGGAGGATAAAAGAATGTACGATTTAAAAGTTATAAATGATGAAAGATTTCAAATATTCAGTAAAGAAAATTTAGGAAGTGTAAGAACGATATTTGCTAATAATCAAGTATGGTTTTGTATAAAAGATGTTTGCGACATATTAGAATTAACAAATCCTACTGTTGTAGCTAAAAGACTAGATGAAGATGAGAAGGCTAAGTTTGACTTAGGGTTAAAAAATGGGGAATTAACCAACTTCACAAACGAAAGCGGATTGTATACTCTGATATTGCGAAGTGATAAAAAAGAAGCTAAACCATTTAGAAAATGGATAACATCAGAAGTTATTCCAGCAATCAGAAAAACAGGAAAATATGAAGAGAAGAAAAAACCTCTTACACAGGCTGAATTAATTTTACAGCAGGCTCAATGGATGGTTGAAGCTGAAAGCAGAATCAATAATATTGAGAACAATGTAATTGGACTTGCAAACACTATTGAGGATAATGACAAGAGCATAAAAAGATTGGAAAACAATCAAAGAAGAACAGTAACAAGCAACCATCTGACAGTAATAGCCTATGCCAACATAAAAGGAATAAAGCCAAAATCATATCATGCACCTTCTATAGGAAAGAAAGCTACTAAGATATGCAGGGAAAAGGATTTATTAATAGGAACAACAGTTGACAGCCGATACGGACTAATAAATACTTATCCTGTAGAAGTTCTGGATGAAATATTTTTTGAATAGTGGAATTTTTGTTAAGAAAAAGGTATAATATTTATATCAAACCCCCTATAATACTAGTTAATACACATAGGGCTTTTAAATTAAATCACAGTCATTAATTTGATTGTGATTTTTTTGTTACAAAAAATAAAATTAAAACATATAAGGAGAAATAAAATGAATTTAGAAAGAAAATATAATGAAGAAGAAGAAAAAGCAATTAATATGTCAAGAGAAATGGCTGGATTGCCACCTATTACACAAGATAATGAAAATATAACAGTTGAAAATAAAGAAGTTAAGAATGAAGCAGCAACGATTGAAGCTATTGCAACAGAAGAAACGGCTGAAGAAGTCAAAAAAAGAAGAAACGAAAGTGAAAGAAGAAGGATAAAACAGCAAGGCGGCTTAAGACCTAAACAAATATTTAAGCACACTTTGATTGACTGGGACAGAAAACCAAAGGATGTGATTTGCACATATCCTACTACAAAGCAAGCATCAAAATATTCAAAAATGGATTTTGATCCAGTAACTGGAAAAGGAGTGCTTGATTTTGGTGATATAGTTGATTGCTTTTATAATGATGACTTGTTACCGCGATTTGACATCGAGGACTTTCCATCGAGTGAAATCATTGGATTAGGTGTATTTTTATCGGAAGTGGTAAGAAATCCCTTCCTTAAATAAGAATCCGGCATTTTTTCATGAAGGGAAAATATATTTTAACAAAGATGAAATGCTAAAAGATATAACTGAAATTGAAAATTTAGCATTTCAGTTAGAAATAAATGACAATTTTAAAAGTTTTAATTCTTTTGTTTTTTTAAAAAGATATAACGAAAATAAAATCTCTGAAAAAGAGTTTGAAACTTTTTTGAAAATGTGCTTTTATGATACAGAAATTCAAAAAGCAAAAGAAAGAGAACGAAAAAAGATTAAGAAAGGAAGATAAATGGCTAGTGGAGTAGGAGTTACTTATGAATTAGAGTTTGTTATTAAAGATAAAAATGCAAAGCAATGGATACAATCAATGCAAAAAGAAGCTGAAAAACTAGCTAAAACATTAGACAAAGTTAGTTTAAATAATTTTAATAAGCAGATACAACATATGCAAAAGCACTTGCAGGCACAAGGGGATAAACTCAAATCTCAAATGAAAATGGCTCAGGATATGATGAAAACTCTTGGAACTGGCAAAACTGTAAAAAGTGGATTGGATAACGTAAAAAAAGAAACACAAGAAGCTAAAAAGAAAATGGATGATTTGAATAAAGCTAAAGAAGCAGTTGGAAAGTCGGTTAAGAATCCTCTTGGAAACGTGGCTAAAGGTGCTGACAGTGCAATGAAAAAAGTTAAAGGGCTTTTAAATAAAGTTCGTGATGGAGCATTGTATAAGGCAGGAAGTTTTATTACACAAGCTGGAATGGAAGCGTTGCAGGAATATGGACAAACTGATTATGAATTACGTGGCGCTTCTGCCAAAACAGGTGGATATGGTGTTGATTTAAAAGAGTATAGGCGACTAACTAAAAAAGTTGGAGGAGATACAAAATTTAATAACTTAGATGTTGCACAAGCTATTAATGCTGGAGCAACGCTAGGAATTAAAAAAGACGAAATGAAACAAATCATACCAGCAGCTGCTAATTTGGCACAAGCATTTAATTCGGATATAACACCAGCTCTTGAAATGGTTAAAATGCACATGAACTCTTATCAATTGTCTGCAAAAGAAGCTCAAAAAGTTACTGATATGATAGCTGTTACATCTAAAAATACAGCTGCTGATTTACCTAGATTGGCAGAAGGATTTAAGTATGTTGGAGCTTCTGGAAAAGCATTAGGAGTACCGCTTGAAACAGTTTATGCAATGTTAGGTAAAATGAATGACAATGGATTAACAGGGTCGACAGCAGGTACTGGATTAAACCAAATGTTTGAAAGTTTAAAAGATTTTAAAAAACGTGGGAAACTCGAAGATTTAATTGGTAAGGTTACAGATGAAAAAGGTAATTTACAGGATATGGTTTCGATTGTCGAAAGATTAAAAGGTGTAACTGACAAAATGGGTAACGCGGATAAAGCTGGAGTATTAAAAGCTATATTCGGAGTACAGGGAGGTAGAGCCGCCAATACGCTATTGAATGGAAGTATAGAAGACTTGAGAAAGCTTCAAAATGAAATAAAAAATAGTAGTGGGGTAGCTAAGCAATTGAGTGACTTTATGATGCAAGGAAGTGCAGGGGCGGTTGAAACTTTAATGGGAACAATGTCAAGCACGTTTGCAGCGGTATTTGACTCATTAGAGCCTTTATTAGTTCCTATTGCAGGGTTATTCATGGGAATAGCTGAAGCAATTGGACAGGTAGCAGAAAAAGCGCCTTGGCTATTGCAATTAGTTTCTATTTTGGGAGCTTTAGTAATTGGAGAAATGGTATTTAATAAAATGAAATCAAGCATTGGGCCTTTCATTTCTGGGATAAAAGAAGCTATTGCAAGTGTTAGCTTATTAAAAATAGTTCTTTACGGACTATTGGCGATTGGTTTAGTAGTTATATTTAATATGTTTAAGCAATGGCAAGATTATTTGCAACAAAATGCTGACGTAAACAAAGTGTGGACGGCTACATTGCAAAGTTTAGGAAGTGCATTAGGAGCAATCAGCGACTTGATAATGGCTGTTGTAGGTGCATTATTTGGATTTAGTACAAAATCAGAAGATGCAAAAGATAAAACACAAATTTGGGGAATGACAGCTGATGAAGTTAAGCAAAAACTAGAATCTTTCAAAGAAAAAGTTGATGCATTTGCTCAAAAAGTGCAAGAGATGACTAAATGGGTAGAGCAAAATAAAGAAACAGTGAGACTTTGGGGAACTGTATTTTTAGGATTAGCAGCTGGAATTGGAATTTTATGGGCTTTAGTTGCAGCGCAATCAGCATTTAATGCAGTTGCAGCCTTAAATCCGTATGTTTTAATTGCAACAGCTATAATTGCAGCAATAATGGCAATAGTAGCTGTGATAATGTATTTGTGGAACACAAACGAAGGATTCAGGAATGCAATAACAACAGCTTGGAATGCAATTGCTCAATGCTGGTCTTTTGTAAGTTCTGTATTTTCAGGAATGGTAGGTGGCATTATTAATTGGATGACACAATTGTGGGCACAAAGCGAAGTGTTTAGGGAACTTATAACTACCACTTGGAACCTTATTGCAGCGATTTTTCAATTGGTCGGAGCTATAATTAGCGGAATTGTTATGGCAATTATTAATGCTGTATCGAGTTTTATTGGAGCGATAATAAATGCTTATAATACAAATTCAACTTTTCATGTAGTTGTGTCAGCTGCTTGGAGTGCAATAGGGGCGTTAATCCCTGCTGTAATCGGAATGATAGTTGGAGGCCCAGTTGGAATGTTTATAGGTGCATTAGTAAGTTTGTATACCCACAATCAAACTGCAAGAAATTTAATAAATGCAGCATGGAATGCAATCAAAGCAGCTGTATCATCAGCAATATCAGCGATAATAAGTAGGATTCAATCCGCCATATCTGCCACGCAAGGGTTAATAAATGCTTTCCAATCGGCTAGTAAATTAGATTGGGGAGGGATAAAAGCTGGTGGAGCACAATTCGTAGGAGGAGTTAAAGGGATTGTCACAGGTAAACACGCAGTAGGAACTAATAATTTCCAAGCACAAGGTGGTGGGGGAATGACTACTATCGATGAGCATGGAGATGAAGCTATTTGGTTGCCAAACGGCTCAATGGTTGCAAGAAACACAACAACTAACGATATGTTAAACAATTTAAAATCTATTAAAGCTAATACTCGTGGTGGACTGAAAGACAGTGGAACAGTTGTTACAAATAATAATCATTTTGTATTTAATGTTAATGGAAATGATGAAACACTAAACGAATTAAAAAATGAACTTGAAAAATTAGGAATAGTTTAGGAGGTATAGAATGCAAGTATTGGATTTTTTAAAAAAAGCAATTGCAGGATTTGAAGCACAAAAAGATAGACTTGAAAAAATGTATTTAAAATATTTTGGCATAAAACCTAATGGATTTTTAGGTACTATACCTCTTTTAGTAATTTCGACCGATTATAGTCAAGATAATGAAATAACAGGCTACAAATCGTATTTAAAAGATAATTTTAATGAAAATATGTTTGTGAATCCATATACATTAAAAATTGAGGTAATTTTACACGGTAAAGAATGGAAAGATGAACTCGAGAAATTAGTTAAAGAATCAAAAAAAAGAAATTATACAACATTTATGTATACTAAATTTGATAAGGTTTATGCTCCACTTGCAATAACTAGTGTCAGTTACTCGGAAAATTATCAAAATTATACTAGTATAAAAGTTTCGATAAATTTAAAAGAAGTAAACTTGTTAAAATTTACTACAACTGACGGAAAGACTACAACGAGCGCTTATGATCCAGAGACTAATACCCAAAATCGAGAAATGTCTGAAGTTTCGATGAGTGAATCAATGAAAGGTGGACTTGGAGATGATCTTAGAACAGGAGATATTAAAGCATGAGAAAATTATATAGTTTTGATATTTTATATAAGAAAAATAAAAAAAGTAGTTACAGAATTTTATTAGACGATGGAGAAAAAACGTTGTTGGTTACATTGGAAATTTACAATATAAAAGAACTTTGGTATTTAGATGTAAAGACAGATAACGAAAACTTACATATGGGTCAAAGAATTAATGCATACGAAGATTTGTTCTTATTGTGCAGAAGACGATATAAAGAATTCCCAAATGTTAAAACGATAGCTTTGCCAATTAATTTAAATGGCTTTGATGTTGAGTTTACAACGGAAACGGCTGGAATATTACAGGATATTATGGTGGTGGTTTAATGGCTGAGAACATAGAAAATACACAAAATAACGGAGTAAATGATAATTACTATATTTTGTGGGACAGATATGCAAAAGTAACTTTTAAAGTAAAAAATGGAAATGAAACAGAGGAAATTGAATTTGAAAGATTTCAAGTTGAAAATGGAGTTGATTATTCGCCAGATTTCGAGATACAAACTGAATTTGATATAACAGAAAGCACTAATATTGCTAAAATAGTTATTTATAATTTAACAGATGAAATGATTAAAAAATTAAAAAAAGGTGTTGAAGTAGTTATTGAAGCTGGGTATTGGAATGATGGAGTAAATAAAGATATTGGTGTTATCTATAAAGGGATTATCGAGAGTTTGAAAGGAAGTTGGAGCAACGCTGATAAAAAATTTGAGATAACTTGTAATACTTATAATGATGAATACAAGGACACAAAAATAAATCTTAAAACCGGAAAAGGGACAAAAGCTAGCACAATAATAAAATTAATTTTATCAAAATTGGATAAATTAAAAGCTGGGGCAATAGAGCTTGGTAAGGATATTGATTATAAAGATGGAAAAACAATGCATAACAACGTAAAACACATCTTTAAAGAAATAGCAAAAGATACTAAAAGTGTTTTTTTTATAACAAATGGAGTTGTCACTTTTCAACCACGAGATAAGATAAATAGAGGTATTTTAGAATTTGATCCGAATCGATTTCAAGATGTAAAAGAAAATGACGGTACTTATACATTGAAAAGTATATTTGATCATAGATTTCAAGAAGGTTTTAAGATTAATTTAGATTTAAAAAAGGAATTTGAGCAACTTGAAATTAAAGGAGAGTATCTTATCACAAAAGGTAAGCACGTTATTAATTTTAAAAGCGATGCATATACAGAATTGGAAATAAAAACTAAATTTGATGATGAAGAAGCTAAGAAAGCTAATGAAATCGAAATTGTTTCTGGAAAAAAAGGAAAAAATGAGAAAGCATCTAAAAATAAAAAGAAAAAAGCAAAAGAAAAAGACGATAAAAAGAGTAAGAAAAATGAAAAAAATACTAAAAAAACAAGCAAAAAAGAAAACGAGGTTAAAAAATCTAATAACACAGAAACTAAAAAAACTACTACAAAAAGTAGTGGAAATAAAAAAGAAAAAGACTGGGATAGAATAGTGAGAACATATGGAGTAGGAGGTAAAAAGTGAGAAAAAAAACAGTAGGAGATCATATAGAATCAATGATAAGCGGAAGATTTGATAATTTGAATACTTTTGCAATAGCTAAAATGGTTGAAGTAGATAACTCTAACATGAGCTGTAATATACAAATGTTAGATATTCCTGAACTTTTTGGCACACGTGATGAAGTTGAAATAATTGAAAATGTTCCAATTGCTCCGATTTTTTGGGGGAGTAAATGTAAAGTAAATGCTCCATTAGCTACAAATGATAAGGTCTTAGTAGCTTTTTGCCAACACGATACATTTAATGCAAGAAATGCTTCTGAACCTTGCGAGCCGAACTCTAGTGCAAAATTCGATATAAATAATGCTGTTGTAGTTGGACAAATAACAAGTGATGCAGAAAAGGACATATCTAACGACTTCTATATCGCTTATGGTGGAACACTTGTAACGATAAATGATAGCGGTATCAATATAAAAGGTGGTTCAATCAGTATAAGTGGGCCTGTTAAAGTTGACGGAAGTTTAGAAGTGAGCGGAGATGCTACAATTGGTGGAAAGTCATTCTTAAATCATACAAACGGCGGATTATCATTGGATTAGGAGGATATCATGGAGAGTGTGGAAAGTTGGCTAACAGAAAAAAATGACGATAAAGAAATAGATATTGCAATTGGAAAAAATATTATATTAAGTTCAGAATTAGAAAAAATAAGATTGCGGTTGGAAAATAAATTGAGGTTATTTTTTAATGAGTGGTTTTTACACAAAAATGAAGGTATTTATTGGCTTAAAAGAAATGAAAATAATGGACAAATAGGAAATTTGTTAGAAAAATTTAATATAGAGGCACAAGTCAAAGAAACTATTTTGTCGGATGAAGATGTGGCAGAAATAACAAAGTTCGAAAGCAGTTTTGAAAATAGAAATGGAAACTATAATTTTAAAGTGGAAATGTTATTGAAAAATGGAAAGACTTTAGCGTTTTAGAAAGGAGGAACAGTGGATTTTGGAGTAACAGAAAAGGGATTTGTGTTAAAAAGTTTTACAGATATTATGAAAGATATAGAAAATAGGTACAAAGCAAGGTTACAAGATAATAATTACATTTTAGATTTTAATACTCCAGAAGGGATTCATTCTGAAGCTATAGGTTATGAACTATCGCAAATATGGGAAGAATTGCTCGAATTTAATAATCAAATGAATCTAAATACAGCAACAGGGATATATTTAGATTTTTTTGGGACTTTACTGAGAACTCCACGAAAAGCAGGCGCTTATGCAACTGGACAGGTTAAGATAACAGGAGAAAAAAATAGAGTTATACCAGCACAAACAATTATTAAATATGCTGAAAAAGAATATAGACTATTATCAAACGTTGCGTTGGATAAATTAGATAATAATGAGTATTACGGAATAGGATTTATTCAGGCTCTTGAAATCGGAGAAGAAAGCAATATCACAAGTGATGTTACTTTTACGACTGAATATGAAGGGGTTGCTAAAATTACAAATGATGCGGATGTAACTGGTGGTGCAAATAATGAGAGTGATAGTCTTTATAGGGAAAGACTTAAAAGAAAGGAAACAGTTGAACAAACCGCTACACATGCAGCATTATATAACGGATTAATGGCTTTGGAAAATATTAAAAATGTGTTGATATTAGATCCTGAAACTGAGCCAGCTACTGAAGCTGGAACAGTTAAAATATTTTTAGAAGGAACACCGGATGACAAAATTTTTGAAACTATTTTAGATTTGAAAGCAGATGGCATATTGACTCTCGCAGATTCTAATGCACAAACTTTTGAAAAAAAAATAAAAAGAGGTGTATTTGAAAGAAAAATAATATATAACATCATAAAATATAGTACGTTATTAATAAAAGTTGAAGTTTTGGAAACAAAAAATTTAGATGAAAAAGATAGTCGTTGGACAAAACAAATTCAACAGGAAATTTTAAATTATATTAATAATCTAAAAACAGGAGAATCTATTAGTTATTTAAAGACATATTCAGAAGTGTTAGGAATTGACGATATAAGAAAAATAAATTTGAAAATGGGATTAACAGAATCCGATGTTGCAATACAAAATTTCGACAAAACATTTACAGTCCCAGTTGGTCAAAAATTTCAAATAAACGAAAATAATATCGAGGTAATTTATGTTTAAGAGTAGCAAAGAGTATACAGATGAAATAATAAGTAGATTTCCGCATATGTACAGAAGAGACAGGGGAAGCAATAATTATTTTTTGTTAAATTTATATTTAGAAGAAATAAGACAAGCAAGTAAAGGAATACACGAACTTTTGAAATCTTTAAACATTATGGAGGCAGAAGGTTATGTATTGGACAAATTTGGAACATCTTTTAATTTGAAAAGGGACACGAACGAAAAAGATGAAAAATATAGAAAGAGAATACTTGCTGAAATTTCAAGGAAAAGTAAAAATGCAACTTTTGAAACAATTTTAAATGTGCTCAAGATTATAATTGAAAATTATGAGCAAAATATTTTTATTTTTAAAGAAGGGATTATAAAAGATAAAGTTAAAAACATAGATTTTAAAGTTAAAAATGGAAGTTTTAACGGAAATTTTGAAACACAATTTTACAAAGAAAAAGCAGGAAGCATTTATATAATATTGAATAGAAGACTGTCTGCATATATAAAAAAGAGTATCTTAAATATTCTGTTTGAAATAAGAGCGAAAGGTGTGGAAATAACTGTTGATTTTAAATATAAAGTGCAAACAGCTAATTATATTTCAAATGGAGCCTTTGTTGGAGTGAAAAGAATTTTAAAAATAGAGGATAGCTTTTATGATGAGATTTTGCAACAAAAAAGTTATGAGAGTAATTTAGCAAGAATAAATGTAATAACACAAGAAGGAGTAAGATAGATGTTAAAAAAAATAAAGGATTGGATAGGAACGAATTTGGATGTTTACAAAGTTGAAACCGCAAATGATGTTGGTGCTGGATTGGTTAGGCATATTTGGAAAGGTGAAGAAACAGCAACTCAAGTTGGGACAACATTGTCAGCACAAGTCATGAATGATTTACAAAAAGGGTTGGTACATACTCTGGATACAATTAGAACTGTTGGAACTAACAAAGATATCTACGAAGTTGCATTGACTGGAATCGAAGAATTTGGCGTATTTGACGGATTAAAATTGTTAATTAGAATTGATGGAGAAAATCAGTTCGAGGATGTATTTTTAAAATTAGGTGGTACAGAATATCAGATTTATCAATTAAAAAATAACACGTTCGAAAAGATTGACAAAGGAATTTTAAAAGACAAAAAGGAATATTTGCTCAACTTCAAAAACAATTCTTTTGTTTTATCAGATAGCACTTTGTACGGATCACAAAAAGGAACGGCATTAGAAGGAAATCGGTTAGCTGAAATATTAGGACTAGAATTTGGTGGAAATATACAGGACATCGGCAATAAAACGAAAGGTAAGTTTTATTATGATAATGTTACAAAATTTTACTATGAATGTATAGAAGACAACAGTCTGACATACAACGATAGTGGAAAATTTAGGGCGATAAGTAATAAGCCAATTTCCGATAAAGTGGAAAATTTGTTCAAAGTTCAGCAAACAAGACTCTATGTTCATGCAGAAGCTACTGGAATAGCAAGAACATCTTGTAATATAGTTCAACGTATTGGGAATATTGTAACCATCATCTTTGACAGTGGTAATGCATTAAGCGGGATTAATGATGGTACTGTCATTTTCCAAGTTCCAGACAGATTTAAGCCCAAGACATTTCTTTCGGTTAATGCATCACAGTACAACGTCTCCAACGGAGCGGTTTACATTGAACCTAGTGGGATTGGTAAATGGAAAGGTGCAACGGTTAATTCTGCCAGTATTATTTTTTCGGTTAGCTATATTGTTTAATAAAGTCAATAAAATCAATAAATATTTTTCAAAATTCTGTATAAAT